GGATCCGGTTCTGATCTACTATCAGTTTTATGAAAAAGACCGTCGCAGGGATAATGATAACATTTTGTCCTGCGCCGCCAAGTTCGTGCAGGACAGCTTGAAAAAAGCATGGGTAATCAAAGATGATGGTCAGAAATATATACCGCATTTTTACTTTGATACGGACGTGGATAAGGACAATCCAAGAATTGAAGTGACCATTACGGAACTTACACAGGCGCAGGCAAAAATGTCACTGAGAGAGCTTCTTAAGGACTTGGAAACGGGGTGATGTCTTGACGGATGAAAAGAGCAGCTTTGTCCTGTATACGGAGTATCTGGAACATATAAAACTGCTTACGATGGAACAGCGCGGAGCACTCCTGACGGCAGTATTGTGTTACGCGTCAGGGGACGAACTGCCGGAAATGGACGGCATGACCAATATGGCATTCAGCTTTATTAAATCAAGGATAGATCGTGACACTGCCGCATATTTAGAGAAGATTGAGAAACGTCGGGAAGCCGGAAAACTTGGCGGCAGACCAAAAACAAAAGATATTTCACAAAAACAAGAGAAAGCAAAAAAAGCAAATGGTTTTTCTGAAAAGCAAAATAACCCTGTTACTGATAATGTTAATGTTACTGTAAATGTTAATGATAATAATAAAAATACTTTGGCGGATGCCAAAGCGTTGTTCGAACGTCTGTGGAAAGCATATCCGAACAAAAAAGGCAAAGGACAGGTATCGGATACCCAAAAGAAACGGCTACTTGCAATCGGGGAAGATAGGCTTGTTAAAGCGATTGACCGCTACAGTCTTGAATTGCAGAAGGACGCCGACTGGAGGAAAGCACAGTACGGGAGCACATTTTTTAACAGTGGCTATGTAGATTATCTGGATGAGAACTATGTGCCTGGCAAAGTGACAGAGCATAAGGGCAAAAGCAATGCTTTTAGTAATATCAATCATCGTCAGTATGACTATGATGAATTAGAAAAACAGGTGCTAAATTCACAACCGGGAGGTGGTTGAAGTGAATATGACGGAGGGAGAAATTTGCAGGCAGTACCGCAGCGCAAAGGACAGAGCAAGCCAGTTGCAGATTTTAGCAGATTTAAATTGTGTGCCGCGATTGGAGATCATTAAGATCCTGATGCATAACGGTGAACAGGTGCGGTTGCCACTTGCGGCAAAAGGTAAGAAAAGAACAACGGAGCTGACGGACGAAGAGTACACGGCGGCACTGTTTAGACGGTTGGATGTACTTAATCGGGAAATCTCTAAAAGAGAAAGAGAGTACCGGGAGATTGTGGCTGTGATAGGAGGGCGGAGTAATGCATAGAGACATCAAAGAACGTAATAGAGCCATTAAATCGCTGACGGACAAGCAAACGAGAATACCGAAGCATCCAAACCCGGATGCATTGAGAGATTTTAAGGAAGTACCGTATCAGTTGCGGTACGGGAAGGAGAAGAAGGATGCTGAATAGAGAAAAATATGCGGAAGAGATTTTAAATATTGCATGTGATGGAGGCAATATTGCGTTAATTAATGGAAAACTGGAAAAATGCATGGGAGTCTGCGATAAATGCGATTTTTGCGTTAATGACATTAGAAATGCTGGTCGTTGCAGAGAAAAAGCAAAAGAATGGGCGAACAGCCAGTATGTTGATTGGAGCGAAGTTCCAGTCGATACACCGATTTTGGTCAGAGATTCTGAACTTTTTGCGTGGAGCAAAGAACATTTTGCAAAATATGAAGATGAAACGGTTTATACATGGGATTACGGAAAAACGTCATGGAGCACATACGACGGTAAAATGAGTAGCTATAAATATGCTATGTTGCCGGAAAGTGAGGATCAGAATGAAAATAAGCAGGATTAAAAACAGGATATCTGAGGCAGCAACAGAAGCCTGCGGGTATTCTCCACTAACAAAAGTGGTTTCGGAGGAAGAAATCAACAGGATTTTGGAGCAGGAAAGCGGATGGATTCCAGTAGATGAGCAGATTCCTAATACTGATAAATATATCCTGGTATCGTTTGAAAACTTTACTATTCCAGATATCGGAAGATATGAAACTGATGAAGATGGTAACGGTGCGTTTTATCCGGGGGATGATGACAAAAGCTATGCAAAATATGGATTATTTGTAAATGCTTGGATGCCACTGCCGGAGTCGTACAGCACAGATGCAGAAAAGCCACATATTGAAAAGCCACAGACCAATGCAGACCGGATCAGGAGCATGACGGATGATGAACTTTTAGATTTCCTTTGCTCAATCGAAACATATGAGCAGGGTAGTGTAAAGACCATTGAGGGCGGTGTAGCAATGTGTTCTGTTACAGAGGTGGAACAATGGCTTAAGGCAGAAAGTGAGGGATAGCATGGAGAGATTAACATATGTGGCAGAGAATGGAGAAGTTTTATTTCATCCAGCAGATTTACCGGATGATGAGGGAATTACCATTACCCAGCTTGCGAAAGATGGAAGATACAAAGCCCTGGAAGAGATTGCGGAAAGACTTGCAAATAGAGAGCAAGCCGAAGAGCAGGGATTACTTCTGCGGTTGCCGTGCAAGGTTGGAGATACTTTGTATAGGGTAAATAAAGGAGCGAAAGAGCCAGTTATTATGATGCGCGTTATCCAGTTATATATCAAGCAGATTCATAAAGACAGAACTGTTATGAGAATTGATGCTATA